CTGAACTATGTGAAGAGTGCAAGGTTTTTAAATTTTGTTGCGCTTGCATAAAGTTCAAATGAGTTTCTGAAACTGTTAGCAAAGGTTTTATTAGCTCTGGGTTTGACATACTTCAAACCCAAGTAGTTGACCGCGTTAGCAGAATCGCAGGCGGCTCGGTAGCCGCCGCTAAGAAAATTAGGAATGAATCTATCGTTCTCATGTTTTCTCCTCTGGTTAAAGCGATCGGAGTTGAAGAAACTATCCGCATGATTGCGGAAGTTTACTTCGACGGAACTGAAGAAGTCCGTGAACGAATTATCCAAAAGCTTAAAGCTCATGGAGATAACTTTGTTCACAAGATGATTGAAGTTTCTAACGATTTTCGTAAGCCAGAAGCATTTCGTATGAGATCTTCTATGTTGCTTAAAGCAGCAGCTGGAAGTGCGTTATTGGTAGGCCTCTATGGTCTTTATCAAAGCATTTCCGAATCTCAAAAGAATGCTAAACCCGAACCAAAAGAACCAGAAACTTTGGAATCAAAGTACAAAGCTACTGGTGGGATCTGGGCTAGCACCAAAGATTGTATTCTCCCAAAAGAAAAAGCACTCAAAGGTGACGGTTCAGATTTGGTTCGAACTGTTTCAAAGAGCATGATTCACATTACTGTGCAAAACCTCTGCGAAACATCTGCGTGGGAAGCTCGTCAAAGCGGTTTCTCACTTGGTGACGGGAATATCGTTACTGCAGGACATATTTTCGACAAGAAAGCTAAGTCATATATTGTTGAAATTTTGTACGCCCCTGAAACATCGTTGAATCCAGCGATGTTGTTTACTGTTCAACCGAATCAGTTAACATTTATGGGTGAAGATCTTGTGATTCTCAACTCACTCAACAATATTCCTCGACGAAATTTATTGACAGAATTATCTGCTCATGAATATCGTGAAAAAGGGAAAGTTAAAGTAGTGAAGCGAGATCCTAAAGGTCATCTTGTAGTTGACGATGGTCACATTACTGGATATGAAGATGTTTTGTACACCATAACTGCTGGCGAACCTATTCACTTGCGCAAAACTCCAATTGTTGTTAAGCGTGGTGATGATGGTATGCCAATTCCAACAAAATATGGCGACTGCGGCTCTTTAGTTCTAGTAGAAACCCCAGTTGGATGGAAGATCCATTCGATGATTGTTGCCGGTGAGCATGCCAACAACGGTGCAGCTATCATCCTTAGAGCTGATCACTTCAGTCAAAGGAAAGTGCTGTATGCGTTCGAATCGGAGAATCCGAAGTATCTTCAAGGTACTTCTTCCTCTGGTCCTATGATGACTCAACACTCGGAACACAACATGGCTACTTGGAGTGGCGGTGGTTTTGGAGAAGTCATTGGTAGGTTTAAGACGCGGATTCAAGGTAATTCTCGAGTATGCTACACTAAACATGGTGAAGAGCTTGAAAAGCTTTTACCCATTGAAGAAGTGTGGAGTGCTCCTCGTATGAGAGTTACTTTTGAGGATGGAGTTTGGCTTAATTGCTGGGCTTTGTCTATGAAGCATCAAATTAATCCTGCCACAGGATTTAACGAGAATGCTTTGCGTCTTTGTATGATGTCCTACTTTGAAGATGTCAAAACCGGTCTCGGTGATCGAATTCACGAAATCAGGCCTTACACCCTTACTGAGGCCATCAACGGTGTGAAAGGAGACCCATTTGTCAATCGATTACCCATGAATACTTCTGGTGGGATGAGATATCCTGGCGGAAAGTTGAAATGGCTGAGTGAAGATGAAGAGGGACTTTTACACCCTGGACCTGAGCTTCTTGAAGAACTGCATGAGGCAGAAGAGGCTTGGCAATCCAACAAAACCCATGGTTTTATGTTGAACGGTTGTCTCAAAGATGAACCAGTTACTCAGAAGAAAGCAAAGCTTGGTAAGACTCGTGTTTTTACCATGGCTGACTTTAGTCTGATTATTCTTGAACGCATGCAGTTTCTTGGCATCGCCAAGATGATGATGACTAACACATTTATTACTGAATGTACAGTAGGTATGAATTGTTATTCTGATCAAGCTGAAGCGTTGTATAACTACCTCACCTGCAATGGTGAATTGTGCGCTAAGATGATTGCTGGTGACTTTGAGAAGTTCGACAAGCGCCTATGCGCACTGATCTTGAAAATTTGTTTCGAGTTTATGACGCTTATCTGCAAAGAAAGTAGCAATTTTGATCATGATGATATTTTGAACCAACTTGGTATCGCAACTGAGTTGAGTTATCCTGTTACAAACTACAACGGTGATGTTTACCGTATGTTTGGAGGAAATTCATCTGGTCACTCGATGACTGTGCACTTGAACAGTATTGCAAACAGTATCTTGATGCGATACGCATTCATGATGACTACCGGCAAACATCCAAGTGTTTTCAAAGAGTACGTGCGTTTGGCAACTCATGGCGACGACAACGCAATGTCGTCAAGGGATGATAAATTCAACCACACCTCTATCGCTAAAACATTGAAAGAGCATGGAATTGGTTACACTATGGCAGAAAAGACTGCTGAGAGTGTACCATTTATTCACATCGAAGATGTGGATTTCCTTAAACGCAAATTCCGTGAATTATGCGGCAGAATCGTCATGCCTTTGGATAAGCAAAGCATTTACAAATCATTGATAAAAATGGTTGATGGTGCTCAATGTACAAAATCCAAGCAAGCTGCCGACGCATATCTAGCAGCTAGGCGTGAAATGGCTCTGCATGGTGAGGAAGAATTTGATAGATTCATTGCAATTGTGGATCCCATCTTAAAGGGGGATCCCGATGTTGCGAATGAATTGATCGATAAACATTTCCTAGGTTGGCAATCAACTTTTGGTTGGGTGTGCTCAACAACTGAATCAGCTACAGGTGATATTGATCAAACTGAAGATGAGGAAGTTATCCTTAACATGTCTGGTGTTACAGCGATGACTTGGAGCTACGAAAGATCTACTGAGTGTAGTCCTGTGGCGTGTGTCAGTGGAACATTCCCATTCTGCTATAGCGACACTTCTGACATGAGATATTTATCCGATGAAGAAAGATTCTCTGTCATTCCCCTTGAAAGCCTTTATGAACAAACTTGTCAGTTATGGCCAGTTTGGAATTTTTGGGTTTTCAATATTCCCGTCCTTCTCCTAAAGTTATTCCTATTTTATTCTCCAGTATTTGGTTTAGTTTGGAACTTAACCGGTGCTGAAAGGATAGAAAAATTTACAACCTACGCAGGAGTGATCGTCCTTTTCGCATTTTTCAAAGCGATTGATTGGATGAGTTACTTGTATGTTGGATACCCCCGTCATATATTAGACAAAGTAAATGCAGGCGATCTATTTACTAAGAAAGAACTTGCGTTCTTTTTAGTGTGGTGCTGCATTGGTCTCCATGATTATTGGACCATTTTCGATACCCTTCACCAATGGTATTATTGTCTCATATGGGAATTTGGAATGTACTAACCCCGTCCAGTATGACAATAAACTGCACAGTAACATTTTAACAGAGATGTTGCTTGATTATCACTTCTGTTAGGTTTGACCGACTTAACCAGCGGTCCCTTGCATGTTGGCCAATCCCCACATACATTGTATTGATGATTACTGAACAATATATTATTGAAATGAGCGGAGCTCCCCGCCAATGTCGTACAAGAGAGCACGTACA